ACCTCGTATCAGTTGATTTGTGTATCTTGCCCCTGCAATTGCTTCTTCATACTTTGGCATATAAACAAGAACTAGTGGTAACTTATAACCTGGTCCTTCCATATATATACAAAACTCTCTAGCGCCAGGCTGTATCCCTAATATATTTCCAAGTCCATTTGTTCCACCTTCTGTTATAGGAATCACGGTTTGTGCCCAAGGTAAATTTTCAGATGGAATCTCTATCTCACTGCTGTCGTGTACACCAAGTATTCTTACTCTTATACGACCCATTTGTAGAGGATCGCTGATACTAGTTACGTTACCAATGAACCATCTAATTTGGTCTCCGTAGTGTTGCATTATCTCGCTACCCTTTTTAAGCTACCAATTTTAACGCAGTTCATACTAACGTCATATTTATCGACTGTTTTCTTAAACATGTGTCTTACTGAATATATTAAATAACTACCAGACTTTTTTCTATCTATTGCATCATCTGCTTGATCGTGTGTAGCTTGCACCTGAATCAAAATATTATTTCCAATAGTTCTATGTGCATCTCCTTTGATAAATTCTAATCCATTTAAGCTAATAGTAAACGGATTCTTTTTCAAAATTGCATCCATTGTCGCACTAATTACGTTTAATTTATAATCAGCTGCAGTTTTGTATTCACCATAAGAATTATTCCAAGCATTATATGTAAATGGTGTAAATCCTTCAGCAGTATCAGAATCTCTATAGGCCATGGATCCACCAACGTATGTAGATTTTACACTCTTATAAGTTTCAATAAGTTTGTCATCGATGAGCTCAGCGTAATCAATTGAAGGATTGGGTTGCGCATTAGATAAAATACCATCGTGTATCAATTTTGCAAATACGTCTTTTCTTGAGTTGTAACTGAATGACTTTGTATTTTCTGTAAGTGTATCAATGTATTCAAACTTTGAGCTAATTAAACCTTTACGAATCAAGTCTAATAAATTTTCTTGTGAAGACATATTGTGATTTTCAATCACTCTTCTTTGTAGAGTTACGTTCATTGTATCTTGTGCTTTTACGGATGATATTGTAAATGCTGCATCATCTTTGCCAGCGTTTAAAGCAGGACGTAAAAGAATGTCTCCTAAGTTTTCCATTCTAAAATCATCGCCAACAAGTGTGGAATAAAGATAAAAGGGATACCCACGTGCACTAGCTGCTTTCTTATTTAGCCACATCATTGCTTCAAGAGGATGCATGTTTGGAACAATAACTTCTATTACAGATCGATCCTTACCAGTTAAGAAAACTTTTTTGATTAAAAAGTTCTGAGCTATTTTTCCTATAATGTTTGATCGACTTCCAGTATAATGCCTATTGATATTTTTTAATGATGAGATATAAAATACATCTTCAACTAAATGTATCATTAAAGTTTGCGCGTTGTCTTGAACTTTCTGAATTTTTTCTACTTTTGACACAAAGAAAGTTTTAGTAATTGGCGTTGAATCTTCTTCTGTACTTTCAATCGTTATTTGTATTCTTTCTGATCCTTGTATATCAGCATTCTCATAAAAGTTTGAGTCGTCAATTACCATCATCCTGCCAGTAAGATACGGCTTCTCTATATGCTCAAAAATTTCTACATCAGTCACAATACGGTTTAGTTCGACCGATTCAGTTAATCGTTCAGAAACTAATAAAACTGATGAGAGTAAAAACCCTGAATTGTTTTGTGTCATGTTATAATGATTCTCTAAATGCTCTTACTATTTCTCTTACAAAATCTTTTCTGAATACTTTAATTTGGCTGTTTGCTTCATTCAGGTCTTGTAAATGATTTAGGTTTGTTTTCTCAGTCAGTAGACCTCCCGGCCCGACTTCCGGATCAATATCAACATAATCACCAGCTGCGTTTATATAGTGGTGTGGTGCATTATATTCTTCAACGAAACTATTTACTACTATTATTTTAATCACACCATTTGCGTTTGTAGAGTTTACGTTCTCACCAGCAACGAATGTTCCATCAACACTTTCTAAAAGTAAGAATCCTAAATCAAGGTTTCTTTGTTTTATCGTGGCTGTAGCTTCTGATACCTGGCCAGTAAGAGTTTGGCCTACTTTGAACTTATCAGTAAGTTTAGTTCGAGTCGTAATCACCTTGCCTGGATATTTTTCAGTAGCTAAAGTAAAGATTCTACCTGGTGACATTGGCCATCTTTTTTCACGCAGCTCTGGATTCAGTATATAAAAAGTCCAGTGATAATCTGGTCTTCCATATAATTTTTGAGAAACTTGATCTGGTCTTTCATCTGGAAGAACGTAGTAATTCGAATAAACCGATGTTCCATCTGCAACTTGGTCTATAACGGTAGACATTAACGATAGGTCTTGAAAGACCGTTGTGTTAGTCTCATCACCAAATCTATAATTAACATCGTCGAAATACTTAAAATAGTTTGACATGATTATCTCCCAGCCTCACCTGTACTTATTGTGCCTATTGAGGGTGTATTTGTACCACCCTGACCAGCAGGTCCAGGTTCAGTTGTTTCTTGCCCGTTTTCAAAGTGATAGAACGAATCGTCATCTTCGTTCATAATATCTTTACGTGTTTGAGCTTTATATTCTACAAACGTAAGGTTCATATCGATTTCAGTTGGAGAACCATCAGTATGAAGAACTGGTGATGTAGCGTTATATGTTGTACTAATTCCTTTGAGATAACATAACTTGATTGGTGTACCTACATTTTTAAATCTACCATCACCAGATTCAGATAACAGTCGAATCTTAAACATGTTTGGATATTCAAAGCCTACAGAAAAACTACCAAACGTAGCAATCTCTTCTGGATACGCGTGAAATCTAAAGAATTGAATAATTGATTTGACCGCTAATGATTCTTGCGGTGAACACGGGATAAATTTAAAATTAAAAGTAAATTCACGTACCGACACACCATTAAAGTTGGTACGTATGTTTGGATTCATAGTGGCTCTAACTGTAATACCACCTGCCGGACCTACCGCTTGAGCAGCCCTAGTAGTAGCAGCTCTACCTAACTCACCGGACTGTGTAAACGCTTTAGCTGTGTCACTTATTGATTGCGCGCCTTGAGATAAGCCTCTCATCGCAGATCCAACTAAACTACCACCTTGGTTAATAGCAGCTGATACTGCAGCACCCATTTGTCCTAAACTAGCCTGCGCATAATCAAACCCATCGTTAACTTGAAATCCACCGAGTGGAACGTATAAATTAGCAACCTCTCCTTCAATATTAAAAAACTTAAGATTACTAACTGGATTATCATCACCGGTTTTTTTATCGCTTGCCGACGATGATCCTTGTTCTCCTGTTACAGCGTCGACAGCAGCGTCAGCTACGTTCTTAAAAGCATTGGCAACACCCAAACCACTTACTTTTGGAGGCACTACTCTTACCGCTTGAAATTTTATTTTAGTATTGTACCGAGAACTTTTTTCAACAGGGTAAACTAATTGTCCGGCTCTATTACTAGGTCTTAACGTTGCCATATCATATCCTATAGATATAGTTAAATAACTCTTTTGGTATTTATAACAAGAAATGGCATACAAAGGACGATACGTCGTAGAGAATAAAAAGAAGTACGCTGGTGATTCAGCCAACGTGGTGTATCGCTCATTGTGGGAAAGGGATGTTTTCAAATGGTTAGACATGAACCCGAAAGTAAAGAAGTGGTCGTCAGAAGAGATTGTGATACCATATTACTACGATGTTGATAAAAAGTATCACCGCTATTTTCCCGACGTCAAGATCGTCTTCGAAGACAAAACGTTGTTGGTTGAAATCAAGCCAGCAAAAGAAACAGTCGTCCCAAGAAGAACAGGAAAGAACCAAAGGCAATACGTTACTGAAGCAGCCACGTACGTAAGAAACATGAACAAGTGGGAAGCAGCAAACTCATTTTGTAAGGATCGTAAGTGGGAGTTTCAGATATGGACCGAGGATACTTTAGTATCAATGGGAATCATGCAGAAGCCGATGAAGAAAGTTCCTGGTAAATTAAAGCCGTTGAAGCCATATAGAAAACGCAAGAAATAGATATAAATACGAGTATGGCTGATAGTTTATTTAGAGATCTAGAGATTGAAGCATTTCGTGCTGGTGTCACACCACGTACTCGAGAATCTATTCGGTGGTTTCAAAAGAAAGCACAAGAGCTTGGTAGAGTTCCACGTAATAAATTGTTAGCCGATGAGGCTTTAGAATTAAAGAATCGTCCAATTACTCGTACAGGCCCTCAGGGCAACATGTACATGTATTTCTATGATCCAAAAACTAAAGACAAGCTTCCATACTACGATGGGTTTCCACTTATTATTATGATGGGTCCAGCCAAAGGCGGGTTCTATGGATTGAATCTACATTACTTACCACCAGCGGTAAGAGCAAGACTCTTAGATGTTATTCTACAAAATGAAGGTGCAGGTATACCAGACAAATACATTGCTCCAGCAATGAAGCATTATCTGTTCAAACATGTAAGAAGTAGATTTGCCTTAGTGGATAGACCCGAATGGGAAGTAGCAACTTTTCTTCCTACGGCTGACTGGAACAAGGCAAGACCTTCCGCCGTTTATAGAGACTCACGAAAGAAACTGAGGGCATAATGGCTTCGATATCTGAAATGAAAAGTTCCATAACGTTTGGTGGCGGACTAGCAAGAACAAATAAGTTTCTAGTTACACTTCCATCTCTTGGTGCCGGTGGTATCATAGGCGCTCTTGGTGCAAGAAATATGAACATCCTTTGCCGTACCGCGCAGCTACCAGGCAAGCAGATACTGACACACGACAAACGAATCGGTATGCAGTTTGAAAAAGTAGCATATGGTTACGCTGTAGAAGATGTTACGTTAACATTCTTAGAAACTTCTACACTACCTGTACGTAGATACTTTGACACCTGGCGTGAACTCACTATCAACGAAGATTCTCAGACTGCTAATTATAAAACAGAATATCAAAAAAGAATACTGATTCATCAATTAGCAATGCCTTTACCAATCTCAGCCTTACCAATATCAAATCGAATACCAGCAGACGTACAGGTCACTACATACGCGGTTGAATTGATTAACGCGTTTCCTACGACAACAACAGCAATTGAATTTACAAATGAACAAGATGGATTTGCCGAGACAACGGTATCCATCTCTTACACAAACTGGAAGAGAGTGCCGGCTGGCCAGCTTTCATTCTCAGTTAACTTTTAGGATTAAATTATGGCACTACCAAAACTTAATACTGCACCAAACTATGAGATGGTTATTCCATCATCTGGTAAGAAGGTACGGTTCCGGCCTTTCCTAGTGAAAGAACAAAAGGCAATGATGATTGCCGCAGAGAGTAACGACAATAAAGTAATGTTTAGATCTATACTTGATGTTCTGCTTCAGTGTATAGACGATAAAGTTTATAGGAACCAACTTACATCATTCGACGTCGAGTATATGTTTTTGCAAATGAGATCAAAGTCCGTAGGTGAAAGCAGCGAGGTTAGAGTAAAATGCTCAGAGTGTAACGAGTTTAATGACCTATCAATCAACTTAGAACAAATTAAAGTTGAAGTCGAAAAGACTACCGAGAAAGTTCAATTGACAGATGACATCACTGTAGAATTAAACTATCCATCTTTCAACGACATGATTGATTCTGGAATCGGCGATGGTGAACTTACATCTCAACAAATGTTTAGCATACTACATAGCTGTATCAAGAGTGTTGAGACTCCGGACGAAAGAATCGATATGAAGGATGTTGACCATAAAGAAGTAGAAGAATTTATTGAATCTATGAGTCCAGATCAATTTGAAAAGATAAATAAATTTGTCTCTGACATACCGCGTTTATCGCACCCTGTTGAATTTACATGTAATAAATGTGGTCATGAAAACAATATCACTTTGGAGGGAATGCAAGCTTTTTTATCGTAGCTCTATCTCATGACAACCTGGAAAATTATTACCATACGAACTTCAGCCTAATGACCCACTGGAACTGGAGTTTGACCGAGATAGAGAGCATGTTACCGTGGGAAAGAGAAATTTACGTAGCACTATTATTACAACACATACAAGAAGAGAAGCTTAAACACGAAAGTAACAAGTAATGGCAACCTTAGCAGCAGTTAACGAAACCCTACAGGCAACTAATGATAACGTAATCACTGGCGATTCTATGATCGTTCAGGCGGTTGACCGTTTGAATAATACCATGAGTGGTATGGTTAAGATGATGCAGCTGCAAAATTTAAAATTACTTGAGGCTCTACGAGAAAAAGCACCTGGCCAGGCAGCGCCTGAAGCACCCGCTGGTTCTGCGCAACCAGATAGTAATATTGGTAAGATTCTTGCTGGTATCGCGGTGTTCACTATTGGTTTTTTACAAGGCTTAGCTGATTCGTTCAGAAGGATATTTGCGCTTACAAAATTTGATAAAGTGTTAGCACGTATTGGCAAAACAATCGATGCCTTTACAGATTTTTTAAGAGCACGATTTACAGGATTGCTTAATGCTACCAAACAAGGACCACTAGCAAAACTAGTAGCTGGTGTTCGAACTAATTTTACTGAGATCTTTGACTTCTTAAAGAATAGTGTCTTTGGTAAAATCGTAACAGGCATTAAAAACATTCTAGTATTTCCGTTTGAAGGTCTTTTTGCTGCAGCCGGTGATGCTAACATACTTACAAGAATATTTAATACAATAACACGTCCATTTAATTTAATCATGGATGGTATTAAAAGTGCAGTAACAATTGTAGATAACTTTATGCCAATTCTTAAAACAATCGGTGGTGTTCTTGGTAGGTTGTTCTTCCCATTCACTGTTATCA